TTAAGTGAGGGATTAAGTGAGGAATTAAAAGAAGAAGACGTTCTTTCATATATTGGAAAAAGATACAATAAGCAAATCAACTCATTTGATGAATTGATGGCTGAGCGAAACGAATCTGAGGAAATACCTGAGGATGTCGCCGCTTATATGAAGTATCGCAAAGAAACGGGACGTGGATTTGAAGACTTCTTAAAACTTAAGGAGGATGTAGATTCCATGAATCCTGACAGTCTTTTAAGAAACTACTTGAGAACAACTCAAGAAGGCCTTGATGAAGATGACATTGATGTTCTTATGTCTGACTACAGTTATGACGAAGACATGGATGATGAGTCTACCATCAAGAAAGTAAAGATTGCAAAAAAGAAAATTGTTGCGGAAGCAAAGAAATTCTTCAATGACCAAAAGGAGAAATACAAGGTGCCACTTGAGTCAAGATCGGCATCCATCTCTGATCAGGAGAAAGAAGAGTTCAATGCTTACAAACAATATATACAGCAAGCGAAAACGCTCGAAGAGGAGTCGAATCGTAAGCGTCAATGGTTTGACCAAAAGACGAATGAAGTTTTTAGCAATGAGTTCAAAGGTTTTGAGTTCGATGTTAATGACAGAAAAATTACATTCTCTCCGGGAGATGCGGCTGAGTTGAAGAGAAACCAATCAACTCCACAGAATTTCATTCAGAAGTTCTTGGATGAGAATGGAATGATCAAAGACGCAGTTGGATATCACAAGGCTCTATCAATTGCTATGAATCCGGACAAGTTCGCCAAGTTCTTTTATGAACAAGGGTTGGCTTCAGCTACTGATGATGTTGCACGTAAAATTAAAAACGTCAACATGTCTGAGCGAAGAGCTCCTGAGGTGACAAGGACAGATTCTTTTCAGGTTAAAGCAGTGAATCCTGAATCCGGAAGGGGATTAAAAATTCGCAGCGCAAAAAGAATATAAAAACTAAAAACTAAAAAACATGGCTATTTTATCAAGCCCAACATTTGCTCTTCAGCCCGCTGCTGAGCGCGTAGCTTTGGAGACAAACTACATCACCAACTTTGACTTCTTGAATCAGTATCTTCCTGATACTTACGAGAAGGAATTCGAGCGTTACGGTAACCGTACAGTATCATCATTCTTGAGAATGGTAGGTGCTGAGATGCCTTCTACCTCTGACCAAATCAAATGGGCAGAACAAGGTCGTTTGCATATCAAGTACAAAGCTTGTACTACTTCCGCAGCCGCTAATGCTAATACAGCAACTTTCACAATCACTGATTCAGGTGTTGCTACATCTGCTATCCGTATTGGTCAGACTGTTTACATTCAGCAAAACACAACAGGTGGAAGCAACAAGGCAGTTGTAACAGGTGTTTCAGGTCTTACTTTCACTGTAGCTTACTATGAGGTAGGTGGTCAAACATCTGCAGGTTCAGGAGCTACATTTACTGTATTCATTTACGGTTCTGAGTTCAAGAAAGGAACCAACGGAATGCAAGGTTCTTTGGAAGCTGAAGATTCAATCTTCTCTAACAGCCCAATTATCCTTAAGGATAAGTATGCTGTTAACGGTTCTGACATGGCTCAGATCGGTTGGGTTGAAGTAACTACAGAGAACGGTGCTACCGGTTATTTGTGGTACTTGAAGTCTGAGCACGAGACTCGCCTTCGTTTTGAAGACTACATTGAGACTTCAATGATCGAGGCTGTTCCAATGGCAAACACAACCAACGCTTCTTCTACAGGATTGAAAGGTTCTGAAGGGGTATTCTACGTTGTTGGCAACCGTGGTAACGTATGGGGCGGTGGTAATCCAACTACATTGGCAGAATGGGACACTATCGTTGGCCGTTTGGACAAGCAAGGCGCTATCGAAGAGAACGTAATCTTCGTTAACCGTGACTTCAGTTTCGCTATCGATAACATGTTGGCAACCTTGAACGGTTACAGCGCTTCAGGTGCTGCTAATGCCGCTTCTTTCGGATTGTTTGACAATGATGTTGAGATGGCATTGAACTTAGGTTTCAGCGGTTTCCGTCGTGGTTATGACTTCTACAAGTCTGATTGGAAGTATTTGAATGATCCCACAATGCGTGGTGATTTGAATACATCAGGCGCTGCTTCTTCAACCATCACAGGTATGTTGGTTCCTGCCGGATCAACCACTGTGTATGATCAAGTAATGGGTAAGAACGCTAAGCGTCCATTCTTGCACGTTCGTTACCGCGCTTCTGAAACAGAGAATCGTCGTTTCAAAACTTGGATCACAGGTTCTGCCGGAGGTGCTGCTACAAGCGATCTTGATGCAATGGAGGTTAACTTCTTGTCTGAGCGTTGCGTTTGTACATTAGGAGCTAATAACTTCTTCTTGTTCCGTTACGGTGCGTAATCATTAAAACTAAAAAGGAGGTGTCCACATGGGCACTTCCTTTTATTCTTTTAATTCTAAATCCAATAAAATCATGTCAAAAGAAAAAATCCTTAAGGACAAAACTTACCGTTTGTTAAACGGATCTCCGCTAACTTATCTGTTAGCATCTCGTAACCACCCTCGATTCCCGTTGATGTGGTTTGACGAAAAGAAAAATCAAAACAGAATCTTACGATACGCTATCAATCAAAAGTCACCTTTTGAGGATGAGCAGGACAATAACCCAATCTTGGAGCCAATCGTATTTGAGGATGGTATGTTGCACGTTCCAAAAACCAATCCTGTATTGCAGGAGTTTTTGCACTACCACCCACAGAATGGAAGCGTATTCGCTGAGTTGGATAAAGAGAAAGAAGCTTATGAGGATGTAAACTACTTGAATCTTGAAGTAGATGCATTGATTGAAGCAAGAAGTCTTGAGATTAGTCAAATGGAAATGTTGACTCGTGTCATCTTCGGAAAGGATCCATCAACTATATCTACCGCTGAGATGAAGCGTGATTTGTTGGTGTTCGCAAGACAGGATCCTGAAACATTCATGGAGATTGTAAAAGATCCTGAGCTCAAGTTCCAAGCCAAAGTCAGAATGTTTTTTGACAGCGGATTGTTGGTTGTGAAAAACAACAAGGATATTTATTTCAACACCCCAACGTCAAAGAAGAAGATGTGTTCAATCGCGTTCGGAAGCGATGCGTTTGATATGGCCTTGGCCTATCTTCAAAGCGACGATGGAATCGATGCATTGAAAATGTTAGAGACTATCCTCTCTGAGGATTGATTTGATGATTGATTAAAAAGGTAGGGGCTTAATTAGCCCCTATTTTTTTTGACTATATTTGTAAAAAATAAGCCATGATCAATTCAGTAAGAAATACCGTATTGTCCGTTCTCAATAAAAACAATTACGGATATATTTCTCCATCTGATTTCAATCTATTTGCGCAACAAGCGCAGATGGAATTGTTTGAGGAGTATTTTAGTAATTTCAATAAGGCTACTAATTTTGAAAACTCAAGACAGTCAGGTACTGATTATGCTGATTTATCAAAGCCGATAGCTGAAGTTTTGGATGTGTTTATTGTGTCCAAGAATCTATACCCCAAGCCCAATACATTAGGTGCTGATACTAACAATTTCTACAACCCATCTATTGTAACAACAGGAGATGAAGCATACATGGTCAATAAGGTAATTTGCTACACGAATAAAAAAATCTCAGGATTAAATACTTCTGTCAATGTAAATCAGCTTATTGATTCAGCGGTTAACTTCAACAACTTGGGTGTTGTTCCCGGGGACATTGTCGTTAATACAACAACAAATCAGTCAACGACTGTTGATGCCATATTGGCTTCATTTGCCTTAGGATTGGTAGATGATATATTTTTAAATCCTTCTGAAGGGTATTCCATATACTCATACGCAACTTATTCTGAGGCCGAAAGAATATCGAATGGGAAGATTTCGTCATTAAACATGTCGATGCTTACAGCTCCATCAATAATGTTTCCGGCCTATACTCAGTCTGATGGTATAATGACACTGTATCCAAACTCAATCAAAGGGTACGGCGCTGTTAACGCGACATACTTTAGATATCCTAAAGCGCCTAAATGGACGTACATTTCACTTGCAAATGGAGAGCCTGTGTTTGACCAATCTCAGCCTGACTATCAAGACTTTGAGATGCCTCTTGAGGATGAGTACAAGTTAGCTATGAAGATTCTTCAGTACTGCGGTATATCAATCAGAGAGCAACAAGTTGTTCAATTTGCTATGGCGCAAGAACAACACGAACAACCTACATTTAGTCAACAACAATAACAATGGCTTATATTTCTCAGTACGAATATTACGAAAACAATGGAAGCAATCCCAAGGACGCAAATTGGGGGTCGTATCAGTATGTAAGTTTGTTTGATATTGTCAACAACTTCATGTTAATCCACACGGGTAATCACTCTTTGGTAAATAACGAAGAGCGATACAAGGTCTTGTTTCACGCTAAGAGAGCGATACAGGAATTGAATTACGATGCATTCAAAGAGGTTAAGGTGTTGGAGCTTAGTGTAGCTGATTCCCTTCGATTTGTTTTACCTTCAGACTTTGTGAATTGGGTGCGCATATCTATGCTTAAAGACGGTGTTCTTAGGCCATTAACTGAAAACATTCAGGTGATGTCGTCAAATGCCTACCTTCAAGATAATGCCGGCGATATACTATTTGATATCAACGGGAATATCCTTAAGCCTGAGACATCAACTCTTGATTATAATAGATTGAACAATCTTGAGAAGAGTCTTTACTTGAATAGAAACAGCATATACAACAATCATTGGGGATGGTGTGTAGATGGAGAGTGGTACTTCAACTACAGAGTCGGGGCCCGTTACGGATTGAATACCGAGACTGCTAATAAAAATCCAACCTTCAATATCGACAAGAAAGCCGGTGTCATTAACTTTGATTCGTTGATGATGGGTGAGCTTTGTGTCCTTGAGTACATCTCTGATGGAATGGAGGGCGGAGATAATTCACTTATAAGTGTAAACAAGCTTTTTGAGCAGTACATTTACGCTGCAATCAAGTATGAAATACTTAACTCTAAGCTCGGTGTTCAGGAGTATGTTGTAGCAAGAGCGAGGAAAGAGCGAATGGCATTGCTTAGAAATGCTAAGATCAGAATGAGTAATATACATCCCGGCAGATTGCTTATGAATCTCCGTGGTATGGATAAGATGATTAAATAACATGGCGAATATTACAAGGAATTTTTCTGCGGGCAGAATGAACAAGACGTATGATGAGCGTATTGTTCCTGATGGCGAGTACATTGATGCTATGAATATCCGCATGGGCTCTACGGAGAATTCAGAAATTGGCGTCATTGAGAATACCAAAGGTAATACTGCGCTTACAGATCTTATGTACCCTGTTACGGGAGACTATATAAGCACAGATGCTCTTTGCATTGGGGCGTATTCAGATAGCTCAACAGACACTATTTATTGGTTTATTCACGACTCAAGCTTTACGGTAGGAGAGCCGGGGCTTCTTGACATGATTGTTTCTTTCAATGTGCTATCAAACATATTGACCTATCATGTCGTAAGTATTGACGACGGAACAGGGTTCGCAACCACTTTAAATTTCAATCCATCTAATCTGATTACAGGCGTGGATAAGATTGGAAATATGCTTTTCTTTACAGATAACTACAACCCTCCAAGGTTTATTGATGTAACAAAAAGCTATGCCCTACCGAATGCTTTTAATATTGACTATAACGGGGATCCCGATCTTTTGAAAGAGTCGTTGCTTGTGGTAAAAAGACCGCCTGCTCAATCTCCAACTGTTCAGTTGATTAATCAAGGAAATGAGAATAATTATCTTGACGAAAGATTTATTTCATTTGCTTATAGATATAAGTACGCCAATGGTGAGTACTCAGCCACATCTCAGTGGTCTGATATTGCATTCTCTCCAAACACTTTTGAGTTTAGTCCTGAGAGCTACATGAACGAAGGCATGACCAATCGATACAACGCTGCGGTTGTAACATGTGAAACGGGCGGATCTCTTGTCGTTGGTATTGATCTTCTTTTTAAACAGGCGAACAATAACATCATAAAGGTTATTGAAAAACTCGACAAAGACTTATTGGGTATACCTGATAACTCTTTCTATTCTTTTACATTTAACAACAGCAAAATATTCACCGTTCTTCCTGATAGTGAAATCTTGAGATTGTATGACAATGTGCCAAGATTTGCAAAGGCTCAGACAATTATGGGGAATCGATTGATGTACGGAAATTACATTGATGGATACAACTTGATTGATAAGTTCGGCAATCCTACGCGATTAGAGTATTCGACAAAGCTGATTAGTAATAGCATAGGATTTGAAACATTGATAACGGAAACGCTTAATGGGGCTTACCCTATTATTACTCCAACGATAGGTGTTCCCGATTCAGTACTTAGAGTTGTATTGGTTGGTGTTCCGTTAACAGCCGGATCTTCCTTGAATATTGACATGACAATAGAGGGGGTTCTTCTTACCGGGTTTGCATCTCCTCAAGCACCTACAGATATTAGCTTTTCATTTACTCTACCTACTGACTATCCATCTGTTTATGCGATGGTTACAAGTGCTGAGTTTCAAAACGCTATAGGAACAGCGTTTAATATTCTTCCTGTTTACTCACCAATCGTAGGGGATAATACATCTTGCGATGGAATCACATTTACTGATTCGCTTAACTGCATAATTCAGGATACCGTAACCAATACGTCAACTTCTGTTGAGTATGAAAAGTATGAGAGTGGCGTTACTGCTGTCAATCAACCTATTGCGTTGTTGGACGTTTCCCCAACTAACGGATATTTTAGTATTCAGTTATTGGCAATGAAATATGTTGACAATCCTGCGGCTATAACAGATAGCACTTATTCATTCTTCACTATAATCGATAGTAAGGCTTATTTCCAAAAGTCATCATCACCTCGAAGCTTACATAGTAATAGGGGATATGAGATTGGTATTGTCTACATGGATGAATTCAACAGATCAACAACAGCATTGGTAAGCCCATATAATACGGAGCATGTTCCTTGCGCCTTTTCTGTAAATCAAAACTCAATAACAGTAAATATACCAACTTCGCAGAGAGCTCCATTTTGGGCTAAGAGATACAAGTTTGTATGTAAGGCTGATGCTGAGAATTACGAAACTATTTACTCCAACATCTTCTTTCATGAAGCCGGATCAAGTGATGTTTATTTTTTACTTGAAGGTGAGAATATGAGAAAGGTAGAAGAGGGCGCTCGATACATAGTCAAGAGGGACTCAAGCGGACCAATCTTAGGTTGTGTTTATGCTACTGTACTTGAAAAGAAAGCTCAGCAGGAAGGGTTTATTACCACATCATCAGGGGCTGTTCCTCCTGCGGGTGTTTACATGAAGATGTCACCTGAAAATTTTCAGGTATATACTCCTGCCAATGCTATCATAAATCCGGGGTCAATCACTACTAACGAAAACAATAGTGGAGATTACCCATTGCAGGATTACCCTATGAATATTGAAACAGCTCCCGGAGTTTGGACTGACTATACAGTCCCCGCCGGAAGTATTATTCAAATGAAGTTTAAGTTTCAAAGATTGGGAGCCGGAGACGGAAACAATAGTTGCGAAAGAAGGATATACACTAACAACGTCACCCTTGTTTCATCAGCCAACTATGACAACATGTACGATTGGTGGATTGGAGATAATGTAGCGGCTGTTCTTAATGAAGGAACTCAAGATGTAGGAGGATCAGGAAACTGTCCTATACTAAATACTTTTTATTCAGGATTTGGAATCCCAAGCGGTGATGTTTGTAATAACAAGTATCAGTTCTACAGATACGCAAACAATCAATTGGTCCTCAAGATAACAGGAACCCAAAGATGCCCCGGAGCTACAGGCGCTGAAAGAAGACGGTCGTCAATCACTACGAAGATTACAGTGTTTAGGGCTGATTCTTTAATGGTCTTTGAAACATTGCCAAGCGATACTTTGCCTGACGTATTCTTTGAGAATAACTTATCATTTCCTATTGACTCAAATGGTAACCATTTGTCAAATGGAGATCAGGGTGACATTAGTCAAAATATTGCAAGTGATATCCCCGGTACAATACGAACAGGTTTCTTCAATTGCTTTAGCTTTGGTAATGGTGTTGAAAGTTATAAGGTTAGAGACTCTTTAGTTGGGAAGACATTTAATTTAGGTGAGCGCGTAACTACAGTTGCTTCTCAAGATTATAAAGAAGCAAGAAGATTTGCTGACATCACTTACAGCGGTGTTTACAATCAGGAGACGAATGTAAACAGATTGAACGAATTCAATCTTGGCCTTCTTAATTTCAAGAACTTAGAGACTTCTTTCGGTGATATTCAAGTTTTGGATGGAAGAGAGACGGATATTCTTGTTTTGCAAGAGGATAAAGTTTCATACGTATTGGCAGGAAAGAATCTATTGTCAGATGCCGGAGCAGGTAGCGCATTGACATCTGTGCCTGAGGTATTAGGAACGCAGATCGCCCGTGTAGAAAAGTACGGCATTAGTTTCAATCCTGAGAGTTATGTGCAATGGGGATATGATAGATTCTTTACAGACGTAAAGCGTGGTGCTGTTATTCAACTTAAAGGTGATTCGGTATCTCAGGATCAATTGGCTGTAATTTCTGAAGCCAATATGCGCACTTGGTTTAGAGATGAGTTCATTAATTCTTCAAATACTCAAAAGCTTGGCGGTTATGATCCATACATGAATGAGTATGTGTTATCGTCAAACGAGCGTCAATTGCCCGGAAATCCTCAGTGCTTGGCTTGTGGAATATCTCAAACTTTTTCAATATCACTTGAGGAAGGAGGGAAAGCTGATTTAGCAAACTTCTGCGTAGACTTAGGAAGTGCAGTAGGAAACACAACTGTTTCTTGGTCTGTGCTCAACATAAGTGAAGGAGCTTCATTTAGCGTTAATGTATCCTACAATTCTAACTCATACGTTGTAGAGGATACAAACATTAGTGGTGATATTGAATTTAACAAGAACTCAATATCAGAAACCAATGCGGGTATTGTAATTACAGCTAACAATGGAAATGTTGTACTGTCAGTGATGGCAAAATGCCCTGTTGTTGATGAGGTCACAATCATCGAAGTGGTTATTACAAGTAATCAAAACTCAAGTGAGACCATTCATACTCAGTATAGATATGTGGATGGCGCTTACATTGGGCCTCTTCAGTCGGATGCTGTGGTATTTCAAACAGGAACTGACCCTGTGGTGTCAAGATATAACTCTGTTATCGGTCCTGCAGGAAGTGGTTCTATACCACCTCAGGGTAGTACGCTGATATTCGGAACGAATAAAATCACGCCCGATACTTACGATTTCAACCCTCTTGGCAATAAACTGAGGTACTTAAGAACTACGACTTACTATCCAAACACATCAATGGGTATAGCTGACCTATTGGCGGCAAGCGCTGTGGCGTCACCAATAACAGGCGGTCCTACTCAATATCAAGCTTCGTTTACAGTACCTCCAACAGTTGATGGTAATTTCTTGTACTTGGTTTGGGATCTTAGAAATTCGGGAATATCGAATTTGTGCTATGTTCCATACCCCGCTACTGAGGAAGAGTTAAAAGCATTGTGTTGTGATTGCTCTATATGTAATGAAGCATGCGTTGCATACACGTTTGTAAATCTCGATGAAGCGAATCCTGCTGAGGTTTATTTCCCATTAGGATTATGCGGGTCATCAACTCCTGCTACGGTTACATTTGGACCCGGAGAATCAGGTCGTGTGTGTGTAAACAATCAAGAGTATTACGTCACTTCAGGCAATGTAACAGTGTCTTTGTTTGAGTGTGGATGCACAGCTTGCTTAGATGACTGTCATCAATTCTCAGTTTGGTCAAACGATGGAGCTACATTGAATTACATTGACTGCTCAACCGGACTATCAACTGTTCATGTGATGGATCCTCAATCATCATTTGTAGCATGCACACCAATAGCAGAGACTATCAATGTTTCTGTCGGCACAGCTGAAGTATTCTTAACCAACGATTGCGGATGTTGTAATAGTGATTGTATTACTTGGCAAGTAGAGAATACAGCAACCGGACCACTTAGTTTTGAAATGAGAGGTTGCGATAATGTGATGTATACATACACACTTCAAGCTCTTGAGACCATTCAATTCTGCGGTATTGTTGGAGCTGCTCCTGTTAACGCCAATGTTTCAAAGCTTATATTTAGCATCGTATCATCTTGCGGATGTAGTATTCCATATCCATGTACTCAGATTCAGGCCATTCACACAGAATCAGGAAGTGAGATTACAGCTATCCCACCCGCTCAGGACTTTTTCCCTGCTGTATGGCAAGGTGTTGATTGGGGTACCAATGGTGGTATAAATTACTTTGGAAGATTCAGGAACGTAAATAACCTACCTTCTGATCCAACAGGACTAACAACAGGTGTAAGTTATTATGTAACCATCGAAGTTTCGTCAGCCTTCCCTCGCGAAATAGGTCTTTGGTTTGGAAGACTTAACACGAATGTTGGAGGAACTCCTGATCTTACACTGCCTCCAAATCAACTTTCAATAAGCGCTTGGTTAACTTGGAATCCATTTAATGAATCAGGAGGAACAGGAGTAAAAGGTTGGTTTGGTAAAATTGGATCCAATCTACCTAATGGATCAGGGTATAATGGAACTGTAACGATTAATGTATTCACAGGAACCTGTGGTGCGCCTTAATAAAAAACAAAAATGCCGACATACGCAGAACCCTTTTTCTTAGACGGAACGTCATTGGTTGACTCAACGTCTGTGTATACCAACTCAGGATTATCCATACCGGCCCCGGATGGATATTATTCTGATGGCCTTAATATCCGTAGATTGGTAGGCGGAGTATTGGAGCCCGTTCAACCATGTCCTACATGTGGAGAATCTTGTAGAGATGGCTTCTCATTTGGATCAGGAGGTCAGGGATTGTATGTAGCCCAAATTGATACAGGATCATTGCCGTCAAGTGTTGGAGCTATCGTAATAACATTTGATCCTTTTAGCGTTCCTGATGGAATTCAAGCTGAATTAGATGGCGTTATCTACAATGAGCTTAGCTCTCAGGCATTTGGATATATTGCCGGGACTTCAGGGCTTCCTACGTTTACAGGTAATATCGCCAATGATTGCGGATTGAATGGAAACACAACGGTTGTTAGCTTGCCTGTCTACAATAGAGAAGGTGGTACGTTTGTCGCAACAGGGGCTACTGAAACGGTAACGATAACTCCCGGTCAGGTGGTGTTATCGCCATCAGATCCCGGGTATTGCAAAATGGTTATCCCTAAGCTTAGTGCATCACCATCAACACTTACTCTTAAGTTTTACGGAGCTTGCTCAGGAACAGAGTTTCAATATGAGGTTAAATGCCCTGCCGCTTTAGACAAGTTTAAAGCATCAGTGAGGTTTATTACAATTGAACCTGAGGATCCTATTTTCTGTGACGCGGCAATAAGTCAGAACTATTTTGTGGCTCGTGTTGGAAATGCTACGGCTCCATACTTGGGCTTGTACGACATGGTGTTCACGGACTCATTTGGTCAGAATAAAATGCCTGACGGATACTACAGAACAAACTTTGTGGAAGCTCCAAACGATGGTATTCAAGTACAGAATGGTGTCATTATTGCTATATTAGACGCGTGCTTATAAGATGAACAATACACTTACATACTCAGAGCAGGTAAAAGGATGGGTGTCCTTTTATTCTTACCATCCTGATTGGATTACCGGAATGAATAATTTCCTGTACACATTCAAGGGAGGGAATCTATATAAGCACAATACCAATCCGCTTAGGAATACTTTTTACTATGACTATTGGTTGAAGAATGAAAATCCTCAAGCTGCGTTCGTTCCAACGACACTGAAGAGTGTATTCAATGATGTGCCTCTTGAGAATAAACTATTCAAGACACTCAATTTAGAAGGTGACGCCGCATGGAGTGCTACCATGATTACCGATCTTCAACTGTCAGGATTCATATCAGCCCCTTGGTTTGAGAAGAAAGAGCAATCATACTACGCTTTCATTAGAAACAATAGTCTCGGAGAAACATACCTCCGCAGTTTGAATGGTATTGGAAGAAGCTACTTAGTTGAAAATCCCGGGACCAATAATGCGATTGTAAAGTTCAGCATCAATCCTCTTGTAGATATTGGGAACATTATTAGTGTTGGTGATTACCTGTATTTCGGGTATCCTGTTCCCGAACTTGCCGGGCCGGTATTGTCTGTCAATGTTAACTTACCTGCAGGCATTAATGAGATTGAGGTGAATAACAATATGATCAACCCATTAACAGTTCCAATACCAAGCGATACGGAGTTTTTCCTATACATCAAGAACTCAGTCGCTGAGTCTCACGGAGTATTGGGTCACTACTGTGTATTCACTCTTGAGAACGCTATGGATCAGAAGATTGAACTTTTTGCGGCTGAGTCTGAAGTGATGAAAAGTTTCCCATAATTTTTTATACCTTTGTAGGTGTATGGAATCAATCAATATACGCCACTTAAACGAGACAGACTATGACACCATCCTTGTAGGATGGTGGAAAGAGTGGGGATGGGAAGCTCCAACAAAGGACTTTCTTCCAAATGACGGTAAAGGTGGCGCCATTGTATTTGATGGAGATACGCCGATATGCGCCGGGTTTCTGTACATGACAAACTCAAAGGTAGCGTGGATTGATTGGATTATTTCAAGCAAGACATACACTGACCGAGAGAAAAGAAAGTACGCTATCAGTCTTCTTATTGAGCAACTTACAGAGCTCGGTAAAGGATTGGGAAACAAGTATGCATACGCACTTATTAAACACCAAAATCTAATCAAAACTTACGAGCATCTCGGATATATAAAGGGAGACTCATATCAAAGTGAGATGATTAAAATTCTATAACATGGCAGCACTTACAACAATAGCAGCAGGAGTGGGCATAGCCGCAACAGCAACCACTACAGGAATGTCATTTGCTCAGGCAAATAAGCAAAGAAAGCTTCAGACTCAAGCTCAATCAGAAGCTCGTCAGGCAATGGAGGAAGCTCGAAAGAAGCTTGAGGTAAATACATACGATCAATTGAACGTGCCAATGGAGGCATACGAGCGCGAAAGAGAAGCTTTACTTTCATCCGGAGCTCAAGCTATACAAGCCGGCGTTGAAGGTCAATCAAGAGGCGCTGCCGCAACCGTGGGTCGTGTTCAAGCAGGTATGAATGAAGCTCAGTCAGCAGTAAGAACTGACATGGCTAAAGAGCTTTCTGATCTGCAGAAGTTAAGCGCTGAGGAAGATTCACGCTTGCGTGATATTGGTGTTCAGTTGGACTTGGGTGAAGTTGAGGGTGCTCAGCTCGCCGCTCGTGATGCTCAAGAAGCAAGAACAGCTGCAATGCAACAAGGTATGCAGGGAATTACAAGTCTCGCTCAGACAGGTATGGAGTTAGCCCCTTTATATGGTCAAGATTTGAATGCTCAGAAATCCGCAACTTATGCAGCTATAGGCAAGGATGATCCGGCTATGATAAAGCTTCGCCAACAAGAATATAATGGTCAGCAAGTTGGTCTTATTGACTTTAATAAGATGTCAAATTCTGAGTTTAGAGATTTTAAAAAATGGTTGGGTCCTGAACAGAGACAGACTTTGTTTCAGAATCAAAATTATTTACAGAACTACAACCCATTTCAACCTTTCTAATCAATGGCAACATATTTTAAGTACGCAGAGAGAGAAGCCGACAGTCAAATAAATTGGGCTGAGATTGGCAAGAATATGTCCGATATGCTCGCGGAGCAGAACCGGATTAGAGAAGAGAAAAAAGCTGAGATAGATAAAGCTTCGCAAGAGTATGGCGAGTTGCTTTCAAACCCGCCTCAGGGTGAGTTCAAGGCAATGAACCAATGGACGATTGAGTATGCCAATGACTATCAACAGAATCGATTGATGCAGGACAAGCTACTTAAATCAGGTCAGCTCAAGGTAAGGGATTACATGATAATGAGACAAAACTCAACTGATGGAACCAATCAGTTGTTTGATTTGTCAAAGCAATACCAAGAGGTATACAAGACTAAGATGGATAGACGCGGTGCCGGTGATAATCAATTGCTTGAGATGAAGCTTATGGCAGATGCTGAGGGTCTTGCAAACTTCATGAACACAAAGGCGTACATCAATCCAACCGATGGAACTGTTTCTATTGGTAAGATGGTCACAGGACCTGATGGTGTCAAGAAGATGAGCGACAATCCCAATGATTTCATGTCAGTTGTAGCCCTTGGCAATTCAATAAAGGATAACTATGACAGATTCAAATCAACTGAGGCTGTTGCGGGATACGTTGATGGATTGGGACAGCAGATTGATGTGATTACAAGTATTAAAAACAAATACCAAAGAGGTACTATTACTGAGATTCTTGATATTACTCAAAGAGAAAATTTACCTGCTGACGCTAAAGGTGTGGTAATGAAGTTTGAAGAAGCTGAAACAAAATGGTTAAGCGGATTTTTATCTGATGAACTTCATGTCACTTCAATCCTTACTGAGGATATTAAGATGGCTCCGAATGGAAAGCCATACGACTACACTTGGGATGAGAAGGTGGCTAAGGCTAATCCTGAGATGATCCTTCTTAAAAACAATAGCGCCGGTCGTCCTGTTCCTTTCCCTTCTCCTGAGCAAGAGAAGGCTGCATTGGAAAGCTTGAGAGTAAAAGCTCGCTTAATGTACGACAAGAAAGAATCTGTTAGTGTTGTTGCGGCTAATGAGGTGCCTCAAAAAACAGAAGCCACACTCAATGCTGAAGCTCTAAAAAGAGAAAAGGAGAAATTGTTTGATGTTTGGCAGCAGTTAAGAAATGGAGATGATGCTCAAAAAGATGCAGCTCTTCAATCAATTAAAGGCTCTCCATTAGCGAGGAAAAAAGGTCTTGTCTATATTGGATTTGATAATACAGGAGAAAATCTGATAATCAAGTATAAGAATGATCAAGGCCAAACTATATCTCCATCACCAATACCAATGAGAGATAACCCTGTCGATTGGTTTGAGCAGGGTACTGAAATATTTGGTGATTTCACTCAAGAAGATGTTAATAGATGGGCTAAAGGCAAACGTCAACTTGGAGGAGGTGGATTGTCGGCTACAGTAGATGTTGAAAATCCAACGCCTGCTCAAACGGCCAACCCTCAAGCTGCGTTTAAATCATACGTAAGTAACAACGCGAAAAAGATAGAGGATGCTGTAGGGTCTACAGAAGAAGCCGCTGTCCCTATTCTTACCGATTTGTTTGCAAATTCAGGATTCACATTCGAAGAATCGGGAGTGGGTAATAATGTTACCATAACAGCTCCTAATAAACCTGATGGCACACCGGGAGCCACAAGAGATTTTCCGGTAAACTATGGAACAAATAGTGATCCATCTTCAAATAAATCTGTATCTTCACAAATGATGGAATGGATTAAAGCAAATTCAACAGAATCAGCAACAAAAGATTGGTTAGGAAATAAAGGTGGATCAAAAGTAAATTACGAAACAAAATAAAATATTAAAATGGACGAGCAGGTAATACAAGATCTTTACGATAGAGCGGTATCTTTAGGTTATAAGAAATCAAAACAGGATTTCATAAATTTATTGCATACTGATTTAAGTGTTCAGGAAGACAATTTCTCTTACGTTAAAAGCCAAGGGTATAGAAAGTCGATGAATGAATTTCTTCAACTTACAGGCGCGAATAATCAATTGACTCCGCAAGTTGAAACTCAAGAGCCATTAAAAAAAAAAGAACAGTCAGGTACTACGGCATCACCTTCGGTCGCTTCTTCTTCGGCTTCGCAGTCTCCCGCTAATATTGCAGGAGCCGGCAAGTCTTATCAAGAAGAGTTATTAGGGAAGAACTTTGTTCAAAGGATGTACAATCCTGAGAAGTCCATCGCTAATCCTGATGGATCATTCTCTACCCACAAGATGGCGTCCGCTGAAGTGGATGGTAAATACATTGCATTCCCAACAATCGTTGAGAAAGATGGCAAGCTCGTAGAGCTTCCTGTTAATGAGGCCATTGACTATGCTTTGGCTAACAATGAGTACGCTCAGTTCGGCGCAGCCAAGGATGCTGAGTGGTGGGCTTCAGGTGGTTACAAGAAAGGTACTCCACTTGAGGAAAAAACACCAAAGAAACAAGAGCAAAAACCTGAGGCACCAACTGTAGAGAAACTACTCGGCACCATTACTCCTGATCTTATAGAGAAGAACGAAGAGTTTGTTGTTCCAAAGATGAACTATCAGTTTGGTCCAATGGGATTCAAGTTTGAAGAGTCCGGAGCTACAGGAGATTGGATGACTGTCACTGCACCCAATGGGAAAGAATTGGAAGTGTCTTTAGATATCGACTTCTTTTCTCCGGGCAATACAAGTGTTGAGGCTGAGAAGTTAAAAAACTTCATAAGGGAAAATTCTAAGGCTACAGGCTTAGCAGCACTTGAGCAAGAGTACAGAAAAAGAGATAAGATATTCACTACCGAGAAGGATGTTGAAGATGCTTTGGGTAAGTTTAACACTGACGCCAATTCATTTAAATCAGAGACCAATGTTTTCTTGCAAGAAAGAAAAAATCTTGAGGCTGAGTTGGCTACTCTCAATTCTCAAAAGAATAAAAATACTCCTGAGTTTAAGCAGCAATATAACAATGCAATAGCTAAGAAGGCTGATCTTGCAAAGAAGCAAGGAGAATTGGAAGCGAAGCAAACTATGCTTGACTCAAGATATACCATTCTCAAGCGATCAATGGGTGCTTACGATGCTATGAAGAAGGAGCAGGGTACTTGGATCGGAGCAACCAATGATTGGTTGGCTGAAGGATTTGCAAACATAAGTGCCGGATTTGTAAATAACGCAGTTGATCTGATGTTTAGTAAGTATGTTACCGGTATGGATGAGGAAGAAATGACTCAACAGGTTACTGACAACAAGGCTACAGGTAATTTAGAACAGGACGCTAAGGATAACGTAGCTGTTTCAAATGCGTACAGGATCAATGAAAGAAGAAATAAAGCTATTGAAGAAGAGAGGGCTAAAGGAAATACTAAGACTGTTCCTATAGGAACTCCTGACGCTATTCCAATGCCTGCTGCCGGTCAGTCCTATAAGGATTGGTGGAATAGCTTGAGTTCTGATCAAAAGACAGCTATCGTTGACAAGTCAAATGATGATATCAAGAAAGATGTAAAGAAGACATTATTGCCTGCGGTTCGTGCCGGAAATGAGATTGTTTGGGGTGATGATGATACCACTGTAGAATTTAGAAATCTCAAGGAGGAAGGATTTTGGGGAGGTGTATATGCCGGTGTAGTTAAATCTTTGCCCGCTATGATTGGTAGCACAAGTCCAATGGGATGGGCGCAAAGAACAGCTCAGATGTACGCTCAGTCAACTGACGCTGTATATCAAGAGATGGAGAATAATCCTGATTTTGCAGATATATCAGAAGCTGAAAAGCAGTCGATTGCTATCCCTATTGGTTTAGCTACAGCTGCGCTTGAGGAGATTGGTTTTAGAAACATCATTGCCAATAAAGGATTGATGAATAAGGTGATCCTTGGCGCCATGGGTAAAGCCGGAGCTACAACAACTGCTAAGACTTTTGGTGAACTCGTAAAGAACGAGGTGAATAGTATGGCTGCAAGAGGTGCTTTGACATTGGCAGGTGCCGCTCTTGCTGAGGCTGAGACCGGTGCTGCTCAACAGGTGGCTGAGTATGCGATAAAAGATATTTACAACTTGGCTAAGGAGAAGGATATGTTTAAGAATCCTGACTTCCTTACAGCTGAGTATGTAAAAGACGTAGCCAAAGCCGGAGCGCAAGAGGCTGTAGGTGGTTTCCTTCTTGGTATGCCATCTGCTGTTAGCGCAGCCTATACAAAGAAAGGTTACTTAGGTATGGATGATAATATCTTCAAGGCATTTGAGTCATATGCAAACGATAGTAATCTTCAGTCAGCTTTCGTGGCTGAGCTTAATGGAAAGATAGCGTCAGGATTGATGACGCGTAAGGAAGGTAAAGATATGTTGGATAACTACAGAGCTTCTGTTGGTTTATTCAGAGAGTTGCCTGATAACTTAAGCTTGGAAGGAAAGAAGGAGGCGATGAATCTATTGAAAGAGAGAAAAGATTTGCAGCGTCAGGTTGATGGAAAAGATCAGTCATTAACAGCGAAGCAGAGAGAAAGAATTGATGCGATTAATGAAGAGCTTAAGGAGCTTCCAAACAAGAAGTTAAGAGAGGAGGCTGATCGCAAAAAGAAAACTGTTATCAGAGGTAATAAGATTCAAGTAGCCCCTCCTGAAAGAGCTACTGACTTGTTCAATGACGAGGAGACTTTGGCTGAAGCTCTTTCTCAGGTTAGTGATCGAGAGAATGATAATGTTCAATCGATGTATGTTGATGCAGATCAAACAACTTATAGTGAATTAAAAGGAAATGAAAGCACTATAGCTCAGGATTACTTTAACGATCTATCAGAAAATCAACGAGACGCTAAAAAAATAATTGATAAAATTTTTGGTGAAAGAGCTATGCGAACTACGGATGCGTCTTGGGCTAATGACTTAGATGATAATACTGAATACGAATTAAACTTTGAAAATTCAATAGGTGTACCATTAGATTTTAGTGGATACCAAATACAGAGAAATGAAGATAATTCAGTTACTGTAAAAGCTACAGGAAGACAGGTTAAAGAAGCCTTCAAAGAACAGGCTGATATGGTATTTGATAATAATAAAACCTACACGTTTGACTTTGCATCGATGGAGGATGTGCCTGATCAATATAGAAATCAAGTACAGGAGATTCCGGCTGTTGAGGGAGATGTGCCACGTAAGGTATTTGGTATTCCTATTGGCCTTAGTAAGACTGAGGTTCTTAAGGACAAGGTATACCGCGTAAAGATCTCCGGAGCTGACGCTAAGAAGTTGAAACTACAGCCGAGAAGAGCAGCCAATAAAGCTGAGGTATTTAGAAATACAGCCAAATCATTAGCGTCAATATTCCCTGATGTTCAAGTATTGTCATTTGTTAATGCGGATGAAATGATAGCTCATGCTCGCGAAAACTTTAACGAGGACGTAGCTAACTCATTTGTTGGTAGCGAAGGTGGTGCCATCATTAATGATGAATCAGATAATCCAATTGCTATATTCGTTAATGAGGAAGTAGCTGACACTACTACTCTACCTCACGAGGTATGGCATGGTATATTGATAAAAGCATTTGGTGATAACCCTGAGCTGTTTGAAGAATTCAAAAAAGGAATTGAGAAAGCGCTTCGAGATAATGGAATGACTGCTATCATCAATGAGCTTGATGCTTTTGCAAATACACCTGAGTACGCCGCTTCAAATGTACAGGCAGAAGAGTGGATGGTTCAGCTTGGAGGATTGCTTACAGCTTCAGGAATTACCTATGATAATCTTACACCAAAAGCGAAGAGTTTACTTACTCAAATCAAGGCAGTATTTAACGCTGTTGCAGTCAAGATCACCGGTCAGCCGATCTTCTTAGAGGACGCAACTCCTGAGGACATCCTTGAGTTCATGGTCACCATCTCAGATTCAATGGCTCGAGGTGAAGACCTTTCAAAGTTTTTCAGAGAAGGTAAGGGAAGAACAGGTAGCGCAGGGACGAGAACGCAAATCGTTGGTGAAAAAGCCTCATTAAGTCAGGAAGTTAAAGCTGACTTAGATGTAGCTAAACAGATGGAAGATTCCGGTAAGGATCCTGAAACCATAAGAATCGCTACAGGATGGGAAAAAGGTATTGATGGCAAATGGAGGTATGAGACCGTAGATGATATACCTTTATTTCAAAATACTATTCGATTAGTTAAGGAAATTATTTTAAAAAATAAAGCTAAAGGAGCGCGAGCAAAAGCTGTCGATATCCTATCTAATGATTTGATTAAAATGTATCCTCAGTTAGCTGATATTAATATAATATTTAGCAATGAAGGAAATGGCGAAGGAAGTTGGAATCCGAATACAAACACCATAGAGGTCGATCTTAGTGTTAGAACAATGGACAGTATTGGCACACTGCTTCATGAAGTTCAACATGCTATACAAGATATAGAAGGGTTTGAAAGAGGTGCTAATTTATACCAAGCTGAGTCATACAGGGTAGATGAAATGTATGATGAGTTAATGAATAACAATGAAAACTTTAATAATTTATTCAAGAAAGGATTAGATCTTCAGATTCAATTTAATAAAGCTAAAGATTCAGCAGAGCAGGCTAAAATTGAAAAACAAATACAAGCAATTCGAAATAGGTTAAATGAGATAGTTAGGTATACATATGGAGAGCAAAACTTCTTCGATGTTTACGAAAGATTTGCCGGAGAGGTAGAATCTCGTAATGTTGAAACTCGAAAAAGAATGAATGCTGAAGCTCGTCGTCAAACTCCTTTTTCTAAGACTGAAGATATTAGCCGCGATAAACAGATACTTACTCAGAAAGTTAAGAAGCAAGTTAACGCATTCCATGGTAGCCCTCATGATTTCGATAGGTTCACAACTGAAAAGATTGGAACAGGTGAAGGTAATCAATCTTTTGGATGGGGATTATACTTTACTGATTTAAAAAGTATTGCCGAGTCATATGCTAAGCAATTAGGTGATACGTATTTTATAGTAGATGGAAATGAGGTCGGCCTGAACACTAATATAAAAGATAAGGGTCAGTTTTATTTTGCAACTTTAGCAAGTATTTACGAAAACGGATACGATGAAATTGTTCGTAGACTTTCTTTGCCCGGAGAATATTATTCAGAGCAGGCAGAAAAAGAAATGCTGACTTATATTGATGAGTTAAAGGGTAAAAAAATAACCAAAAGAAGTACCGGGAAATTATATGAAGTCTCTCTTCATGAGGGTAAAACTCCTGACCAATACAATTGGTTAGAATGGGATAAGCCTTTAAATAAACAAAGAGCGTATGAGTTAATATCAAAACTTACAGAAGCTCAAAGAGAACAAGCGTTTGGCTATGGATTAAGCGGCATAAATACAGAAGGTGAATTTTATAGAAAACTTGCTAATGCTTTAGGCGGCAGATCAATGGGGGGTGCTAAAAACGCTTCATTATTCCTTCTTGAAAACGGCATTGATGGAGTAAAATACCCTGCTGAAAGTATTTCTCGTGGGGCAACATCAGAAACAGCAAGAGGATTTAACTATGTTGTATTTGATGAGAATGCTGTTACTGTAAAGAACAAGCTTAAATTCCAACGCCCGGATGCTGCCACTCTACAAGAGATTAAGAAGATTGCTCAGCGATACAATATCAATGACAGAGGTTTCGGTCCGAAGACTGCGAATGAGCAGGCATTGGCACGCGAGCTTGCTCGATTTGGTTTCAGTGCTAAGAGATCTAAGCCAACTCCTGAAGGATATGGTGGTGGTATCTACATTGTTGATCCGAGAGGAAAGAAGTTTAATCCATTCAATGTTAAAATGCAACGCATTGACTTGGGTGGAGGTAGACTTAAGGAGAGCGTGACTATAATCGAAGGATACGACCGGATGTTGGAGGAGGCAAATAACATCATTGAGAAATCAATGAGAAGAGGTGTGCCTTACGACAAGATTATGGACAACGTGATGAACTATGTCATGAAGTCTAAGGTTTACGAGAGAGCCAATGACTCACAACGTGAGCAGTTGGTTCGTAATGTACGTGCCGAGTTTGGTAAGCGTGAGAAGTCTGCTCCATCTGTGGGTAAAATGCTTGTTGACTTATTCAAGAAGCTACCCGATCCAAAGAACATCACCCTGTCTGAAAAGGAATTGCTTAAACTACACTTCAAAGATTTGGCTAAGGGTGCTCGTGACGCGAAGAAAGCTTTCATGATTGCAAGCGATCAGTTATCTGAGGCCATAAAGGAACTTAAGAAGTCAGGTAAGATATCAACAAAGCAATTGGCTGATGTTGTTCGCAGGTTCAGTAAAGTGGACATGCTTAACGAGGAATCAGTGGATCGATTCGTTGACTACATGACTAAAGTATTCAATGATGCTGAGTACGCTGAGAAGATTCAAGGTATCAGAGGTAAGATTGTTAAGGCAAGAAAGAACTTGAAGTCAAAGATCGGTATCGCTAACGCTATTGCTGATCCGATGAGAAAGTTATTGGCAGTAAATCCAATGCTAATCCCTGATGAAGTATTCGATAAGTATGTTGAGATCATTGACATGTTCTCTGCAAGCGGCGCCGTCCTTCCATTGAATGAGGTGAATCAAGTAGCTCAGGACATCAATAAAATACTTCAAGCATTGGATGAGCAGGTTTCAAAAAGCCAAGAGCTATCTATTCGATTCGAGAACTACGATAACAAGGTAGTTGACGAAGAAACCGGTAAAGTTCAGTATGCTGAGACGGTGAATAGAATGGCAAAAGAAGATGTCATCACTGCAGAAGAAGCTGAACTCATGAAGAAGTTCAAGTCTGTCATCTTCCCTAAGGAAGAAAAGCAAGAGAAGACTGAGGCTGAGGTGAAGGCTGAGAATGCATTACTTATAGACGCCATCAATAACACCAAGGTGAACTTGGATGGTTTGCAATTTGCTGATGAGAGAGAGTTGGCTGATAATATCAGAAGACTACTAAAGCCTGAGCTACTAAGTCAGTTGACTACTGCTCAGCTTAACAACTTGATCAAGCTTATTGACAATATCAACAATGGATACATGCCTCACTATGGTGAGTTGATGTTTGAGAAATTAAACGCTGTCAAGGAATCAACTCCTGTTGGTGACTCTGTTTCTAACGCTTCTCCGTTGTCAGTCTCTAAGGCTTACAATAACTTGAAGGCTAAACTTTTTGGAAGATGGACCAACAGGTCAGGTACTTCTGAGATGATCAGAGGTGGTGGTTTATTCTTCATTGATCAGGTGCTTGGCAACTTTAAATCAAAGCCAATCTTCAATGCATTGTGGGAGAAAATATCAGAAGCACAGGCTTCATTCCAATCATCACTCGGTCAAGTAAATAAAAAATTGGATGCCGCTCAAGATGCTGTCGCTAAATCATTCTCTTACGACGCTAATAAAAAATTAGAGTCTTCTTTCAGGATGATGGCTTACATGATCCAACTTGAATACGAGAGCAATCCCGGAAGCAAGCAAGTGAATCCTGCATCTGCCTACATTAAAGAAACAATTAAGTCAATCAAGAAAGATAGCACTAAATATGGTGATGCTGAGATTGAGATGCTTCAAAGAATTCTTAATGAGAATGGAGATGTGGATAAGGACGCGCTTTACAAGTCGTTCAACAATGCTGAGAAGAATGCCATCCAAACAATCAGAGAAATCAATGATGGTTTAACTGAGAAGGCTATGTTCACAGCCGCTGTAATCAGAGGTCAGAGAATCGATGTACTTAATAACTACATCCACTTACCTGTAATGGCTGAATACAATCCGGACGATAGCGTAACTGCAACACAGCTTTCAAATAACTACAATGCCGCATTGCAACCATCTTCAAAAGGTAAGAACCTTGTTGAAAGAACACAGGGTGCAAAGGCAATTAACTTTGACGTCTTCGCATCGGCTCAGAGAGGGGCTAAATTTACACTCTTAGACTACCATATGACTTCTCCTATCAGAACGGCGAGAAAGACGCTTAATGAGGTCGAGAATAGATATGGTGATGACTTTACAAAACAGCAACGCGAAATCTTCAACGCTATTAGAAATGGTTTTGAAGAGTCTGTTTCAAATGTATTGACCAACAACTTCGTTGCCACATCATTTGGCGATGCTGTTGTTGACTTTATTTCAAAGCAGGGTTATAGAGCTGTACTTGCGGGATCGTTAAGGTTTATTGCGGAAGTGTCATCCAACGTAGGATTTGCTTTAATAGCAGGGAGAGAAGCGTTTACTGCCGGTCTAAAGTACTTTAACATCATATCATCTCCTGATGCTGTAAAGATCATGGAGAATGTGAAGAGTAAGCAGATAACTCGATTGTATCACGGCGATACATTGAGCGGAAGATTCATTGATCAATCCGTTCTTAGTCAGACGAGTGGTATTAAATCAACCACAGCCAAGGGTGTTATTGCTAATAAAGCCAATCAGATTTATAATATGTCCTTGAAGAAGTACAAGAATGGTGTTGAGCTTATTGCTGATACGCTAATCTCTACTCCTGATAGGGTTATAATGAGACCGATTTGGTTTGGTCAGTTTGCTACTGAGTTTAAAAAACAATCAGGCGTTGAGGTTGACTTCAAGAAGATTGCTGAAGGTAATGAGGCTTATATGAGGCAGTATAAGGATGCGATCAATGCGTCTAAACTACGCGCTGACGAGATGTCTGTACTTGCCGGAGCTACTGACAACTCATTTATGGGTATACTTAAAGGTACTTCTAAAGCAAATCAGGGAGTTATTACCAAGATTTTCAATAACTTCAATAACTATATGACTCGATTCGCGATATACGAATACACCACTGCTCGTCAAGGTATTTATGCGGCGGTTGGTAATGGCTCTATATCAAGGAAGGAAGGTATTGCTTTGCTTGCTGCAGTAACCACACGTATGACTGTGTATACATTGATGACTAACATGTTTGCTCAAGGATTGGGTGGTCTTCTTGGTGATGAGGAGGAAGAGGATGAGAAGACATTGATGCAAAAACTTGGTCAGGCATTCACGTCCACATTTACATCATTAGCTCTCGGAAGAAACTTTGGTAACTTCACAAAGAGCTTGATAAGCCTTGGAGTTGAAGAAGTGAATGAGGAGTTTTTGACTGACTTAAGAAACGGTGATTACGATCCGTATACAGACGCCATCTCATTCTCTGCTGTACCAAAAGAAAAGAAGTTTGGTGATACAGGTATTGGTGACTTTATGTTAAACATGACCGGAGCATTCTCTCCTGCGCTAAAGACAACTGACCTTATCATCAATAATATTGCCTCTAAGGAAAAGAAAGAAGAGGATGCTATCGAGAGAAGAGAGAAGGAGAATACAATCAGAATCCCTCTTGAAGTCTTGGGTAATATGGGAATGATCCCTCTTTACAAAGACGTGAAGAAGGAAGTGATGAAAGAGATTTACAAAGACCTTCGCGATGCTGACAAGAAAGCCGCTGATAAAAAGCAGGCTGAGAAGGAGATGCTTCACGGGTACGAGAACAGAGAGGATATGAAGCGCTACGATCCTGAGTTGTATGAGGAGGTATTCGGAAAGAACTCACCGGGGTATGACGCTGAACAAGCTAAGAAAAAATTAAAGCATGAGATGGATTCTCTTGAGAGAAGAATGAAGGATGAGTTCTACGACTACGTTCCTAAGAAGAAGGGAGGTTTCGGATCTGAAGGAGGATTCGGATCAGGATCAAGCTCAGGTAAGAGCAAGAAGAAAGGTGGGTTCGGATCTGAAGGAGGATTCGGATCGGGAGGGAAATAAAAAGTGCGGTTACTCGAACCGCACATACTTTAATCCCTTCTGTTTGTTATAGTAAGCCATTAGCTCGTCATCATTTACTGATCCGAGCCTTGGCTTTCTTCCGCCGTACATTATTTCACCATGCAATTTTTCAGGACGGCCATAGATAATACCGTCATCACAACACCAAATGATTACAGGATTCAATCGTTTGTCCTGTAGCTTTGATAGCTTTCGAATAGCGATTGGTAATGGATAGGCATCTCTCATTAGTCTTGATCTGCCTTTTACTTCTGCGTATGCAATTAAGTTTCTGTCTTTATCAAAGATCTTGAAGTCAATATCAAACGGGTCGAGCTTCTGATAGGAGCCACCGAATACTTTGACGAAAGCTTCAATAGCTTTCTTCTCCCTGATTAAGTCTTCCTCTTTTTCAAAAATCATCTTCCTCGATTGATTTTAATATGCAACGAAGATCCATAATAAGGAACTTAACATCAACCTGAACCTTTTCAAAATCCCTATCAACAATATTGTCATAGGTATCTGCCAATAGTTTATGGTATCCATTTATCCTGAGTGCTATTCTTTCAGCTCTCTCGCTTTCTTTATTCGAGCTCATTTATTTTGTGAATTTTAGATACATCCAACCCGTTAAACATGGTGCGCATCTTTCTTTCCACTTCCCCTTCTAATCCGTGGGGTGTTCTTTCAAGAACTAAATTAACGATGGGCATAATCCTGTGTAACTTCTCTTTGAAATCGATAAGATCGTTTCTATGCTTCATCACTTCATTCAGCGACTCTTCTAAAAAAACTATTTTGTATTTGAGTTGGTCTTGATTTATTACCTCATCACTTTCATCTTCCAAAAATAGTGATTTAATCTTTACGTATTTATCATAAAGTACTTTATCGTACCTGCTGATTTGATTTATACTCCTAACGTAATGAAGTATTGTAGCATGGTCTTTGCTTAGATACCTTCCTATTGATTGATAGGAGTATGAGAAATCTTCTCTTAATATCTTTGAGAAGATCATTCTCGCTTCAACTGTATCTCTCTTTCTTGTGTCCTCCATTATGGATACCTGAAGGCATTGATCTACCAATGCTTTTAATTTCTCTGCGACTTTAATTTCTAATACCATACTATTCTCCTTTATACACTGAGGCATTTACCCCGTGTGATTTTAATTCTTTGATTCTAAATTCTTGTAGCTTTGACAGTCTTCCGTCAGGTCGCTTAACCTCTATTAGTAACACATCAGATCCCGGAGGGATAGCAATCAAGTCAGGGATACCATTCTTATTGGTCTTCACTAACTTGATTACGTAGTACCCTTCGGACTCAAGCTTCTTAATAAGCTTTGATTGTATTTGCTGCTCAGTGGCCATCAGTTCCAATAGATATGTTCATTCTGAATGGATATCAATTCCTTGATCTCATTGTCATGATTGATTGTAGCACTGATCAACATCAAAAGATCTTTCAGTACATCTTCCTTTATCATGAATCGCTTACCAAGGAAGTAGGTGAATGGAGCGCATGAATCATCGAGGTTTATCTCGAGGAGTTGAACAGCCATCTGCTTCTGAGGATTGACAATCCTTGCGGATATGATGTGGTATTCCTTACCTTTCTCGATCCACTTCTCAGGTGGTATTGACGTTGGTCTGTTTGAGTCGTCAATGCATATACATTTAATCATCGTCTTTGAAGAATTTGAACTCTATTAAGTGAATGATGTAGCCAATTACTGAGGCCACAACGTAGAACGCTAAGATAATTAAGATTGACTCGTCCATAATATCTTGTCAAGATTTGGTCTGAAATAGTCAGGGCCCTTAAGAACTTTGCCATCTTCCCGGTAAATAGGTTTGCCATCTTCCCCGAGTTTGCTCATGTTGGATGCATGCACCTCGTCAAACATATCCTCTAACTTGTCAGCTACTCCAAGGTCTAATGCGTATCCAATCAGTAGATACATCTGATCGACGATAGCGTCAGATGTTTCAATGACGTCCGTAGCTTCTTTCATTTCAGCAAGCTCCTCATGTACAAGGTGCTCATGAAGGCGGTGGTCACAATGATCCATTCCTGAATCAATAGGTAGGTTAAACTTCTTTCTGAATTCCCTTACCTGCTCAATTTGTTTTTTCATAGCTTTGTTTTTTCAAATTCGTCTCGTTCTTCTTTTGTCGCGAAGTATCTATCGACTACTCGATCATCTTCAAAGACGTATATAAAACTCGCGTGCGCTTCATTTGATACATAAACGCCGTTTGTATAAGTCGATTCACAGATAGCACAATCACAACTTGTTTTAGTACGCCAAATTGTTTTACCAACTTGACTCTTGAACCATTCCATTCTGTCGTCACTCACCTTGACCTCCTTTGATTTTATCTCTCATCCAAATAGCACCATCTATAAATCCGTCCTGTTTACCCGATGTAAAATCATATTGACCAAAACAATCGTTTGACAAATTTATTTTGTCTTTTGCAAAACCTTCTATCTCCTCATCCGTTGGTAGTTGGATTGGGGTTTGTTGCTCAATTAAATAATCATCAGTGAACATTTCTGTATCATCCATATTAAGCAATCTTGCTTTACCAAGCATTATTCTTACTTGTTCTTCTGTAAATAGTTTACTCATTGTCACCTCCTTTGTTTAATGCTTTGATAAGTAAATCAGCCATTATAACTGATTCTTCTGCTATTCTTTTTGATTCAAGAATACCTAAATCAGTTTCACCATCTAATCTTTTAGGAACTCTTGTTAACAATCCTTGCATAGCCATAGAAGCAAAGTATTCACGTTTGGTTAGACCATACCAATCTGATGGATGATTATTTAAATCAGGTATAGAATTAATTGGTTCATTTCCGTTTATCATTTGTCACCTCCAAATGTTTCGTTATAGTATTCAGTTGATGAAATTTCTTTTGTTAAAGATAAATCGTGGGAAATATTCATTCCGTTTGTCTTACCATCGTGATAAGTATCTGTAATCTCCTCCTTGTGCATTGCTTTGGCTTGTTCAAATTGAGAGTTCAAAATTCTACCTTGATTTATATAAACTTCTTTCAACCATTCAATACTGCTTTGTTTCTTTTCCATTTTGCTCTTGATTTAATATTTCCCAACCTCTTTTTGAAACGATGTTATGAGCATCATTATCGAATATGCGCCAAATGATTTTCAAAGGATACAATAAGACCTTAATCATTTATTTTCAAATTCATCTCGTTCTTCTTTACTATCAAAATATCTTAATGTACCGCCTTCTACACTAACATCGGATTCACAAATACAAACATACATTGCATGACCTTCATCGGATAACAATAACCCATTTTGGTAAACACTTTCACATACGCCACACTTGCAAGTGGTTTTATTTCTCCAAATGACTTTACCTACTCGGTCAATAAACCATTTTTCTCTATCGCTACTCATCTTGACCTCCTTGTATTTTATCTCTCATCCATTTAGCACCTTGCACAAAACATCTTCTATAATTTTGTACATCTATTGAGAGACCTATGTGTTTTTCTTTAGCAATCTTTTCCAACTCCTCATCCGTTGGTAGTTGGATTGGGGTTAGAGTTTTGACAAAGCCATCCATCAATACTTTAAGATGCTCCATATTTACTATGGGTTCAAAACCTTCCAAGGTTACTTTGGTGCATTTATATTCACAGTCAATAGCTCCTGCAGAATACGCTTTCCTAACTTGTTCTTCTGTGTATAGTTTACTCATACGAATAATTTTAGTTGGTTCTTTGATACATACTCATCCACCTTTCCTTGAATCTCGTGGACGTTTGGAGCGTGCTCTTTCCCCTTGGCTCTCGCTATCTCACGATGCGCCTCAAGGATTAGCTTCTTCATATAGATGGCGTGGTCGAGTGACTCCTCGTATGCGTGTTGCATCCACTGAAGAGTATCAAGCTCAGCTTTATCTACGCTGACTCCGTACTTTTCGATTCCCATTTTTTCTCTGTCTCTCAAGTCGATCATGACCTGAGCGTACACTTGTTTTGGTCTACCCATTTTCTATTCGTTTTTTAAAGTGATTTACTGTGTAATCTTTTTTCTTAGTGACCGCATCGTAAATGTCACTCTCAATCCCTCCTCGTGTGAATATCCAATAGATATTGTTCTCCGGCCTATCCTTAGTGGTCATCCTATCCTTGGCCTGCCAATAGCTCGTAGCGCTGAAGTCAATGTTGTAGAAGACTAAGTACTCAGCCTCCTTAAGTGATATACCCTCCCTACCGGAGACGATCTGCAGAGCAATGTTTTTGTCAGTGTCTTTGAAGACACTCAATTCAGTAGTTAAGTCATCACCAAACACCTGCTTCAAAACATTGTATTCTTCCTTGAACTTATAGAAGATGCCAATCTTACACCCCTCAAACTTCTCCTTAATAAACTGAGCCTTGCTGTCGTCAATGATCATTGAGTTACCGCTCTCAAACTTGATGGTGCCGGAGTACATCTGATGAAGCTTCATCATTAACTTCACCGGAGTGTCAGCAAGTATCACCTCTTCCTTTCCCTCAATGACCAAGTCTTTCTGTAATCGCTTACACATACTGTAAGTCGAAGGCTTCATGTCTACGTAAAGAACATCCTCAATAACCTCAGTAGTGAAGCCTGCTTCTGACTGCGTGTAGCTGATGGTATATGGCCTCATGATATCCAATATGACATCCTTACCTCTTGAGTAATCGTTGATGAACATACCGTTTACTTTTTTCTGCTTCACATCCACATAAGCTGCGGCAAATTTGTAGAAATTTGCACAATGTTTAAATGGATTTGGTGGTATGCCATACACTTGGTGATATATCTGAGAATAACTCTCAGGCGTTGGTGTTCCCGAAAGTAATATCACTTTTGGATTGTGCTTCTTGATTAAGTCTTTAACTTGTACTGCTCTTTTACTTGGCTTTGGAAACGCGCCCATACTATGAGCTTCATCACAGATGATGACGTCCCATTTTTTGTCATTCATCACGTGATGTAAACTCTCGTAGTTGATGATTGTTAAATCATACATTGGGGCAAGCATCTTGTAATCCGCTTCAATACTGCTAATCGCTTTCTTCTTTGTTAAAAAAAGAACATTGCCGATTGAAATCTTGTTGCATATTCCAAGGCTCGTAAGCGTCTTGCCGGTTCGGACCTCCATCGCAAGGTAAAGGAACCCATGCTTGTTAAGGATCTCAGATCCCTGATGGATGATCTTGGTTTGATAATCCCTGAACTGAACAGTATTACTAATCACTTCTGTTGATACTCTTTTGTCTTTCATCTCTTCAGTGTTTGGATCTGAATAATACTCCAAGCTTCTAAGTATCCGGTCAATCACATCAGGATCGGTCTTGAACTTAGGGACAATTCGATCTACGTTTTTATTCTTGATCTTCTCTTTAACAGTCTTGGTGGCGAGAACCACATCCCTAATAAGGGATATGCTCTCGACCATCATCTTGTTCGTATAGAACGGTGTTCGCTCTATAATATCTAACGTTTCAGTTTCCTTTTGCATGTGCTGCATTTTGTTTTGGCTTCATACAATTCAATCTCAGGATAAGGACACTCGCATGCTTTCTCCTTATGCTTGCCTGTCTTGTCGAATGTCTTGTCAATAAATGCACTTAGTATAATGCACTTATCAAACATCTCAATCTGCTCAAAGTAATTGAGTATGAATACCATGTTGTCATACTGAAGCTCCTCCTCAAAGTCATGAGAGAATAGTGATACGTTTGAATCCAACACGTCATCTATCTCTACGTTTCCAACAATTACATTGTAAGAGTTGATCATTGCGATGTGAATTTTCTGTTGCTCTGTCATATTTTTATTTGTGTTTGTAAATCAACCTCCGGTTTCTTTCTAATGATGATCCATCTTCCCGACTGATCTCTTCCTTCCTCAGGCATCACTCCCTCTTTGAACATCGCGTAAGCAACAAGCCATTTGTAGAATCGCGTCCTGCTGATTGTCATCTTTGACTTGGGCCCGTAGTCCGGATACTCATCAATGAAAGCAAAGTACAGGTCATTCTTGTAAAGCCTTACACCTACATCAAGGTTCGCACTTCTATCTTGGCCATGTACCAAACCACACCACTCGATGAACTCATGGCATGTCTCTGCTGACAGCTGACGAATCTTAAGGTTAACAAACTTACTCTTCACAAGTCCTGTACGCAAATAATTCTTAAGGCATCCGATCATATAGTTGTCAAACTCACACCAATCGTCATCGTTCCAATCACCGAACATCAACTTACCAAACTCATCAAGAGGAGTGAAAGCTTTGTTGTAGTACTGATGTAGCTCAAGCTCCCACTTCCTACGGGCGAATGAATTACCCGCTCCCTTGATAGCGTAGTTGGTAGTGATGGCAATCTTGGGTGACTTGCTGAATGGTATCTTGATAGCGTCCTTGTTCTTCTTCTCAAGCGTCAACCCTTCAGTAACCACAGAGAACAACCGCTCAAAGTCAAAGTGTTTCTTCACGTCATCAAAGCAAAGTATCTGCGTGTCTGCTGACACCAATTGATAAGCGAAGCTACGTTCAAAGGTGAATGACTTACCATCGATAACCACAAGCTTCTTGAGTTGGCTAAGCGCACTCATCAGCAATCCTTTACCGGTACCTCCCTCAGGATTGTCACTGATCACCTCGTCATTTAAGATGACTGCAGGGCAGAAGGATAGGTTCTTATAACCGTGCATCAAGAACCCTATCGTACTCTCCATAGACTTGACACGCTCAGGGTCAGAGCCATTGATGTTGGATATGAACTTCTTGAAGTCACATCGGTCAGTCACACTACACTGAGTGAAGACCCGGTCAATGACATGGTCTTTCCAAACGTACCCGCCAAGGTCTAAGTAATCAATGATCGTTACACCATCCTTGCTAATCTTGACCGCACAGTTCTTGTAGTAAAGATAGGCTGACTCTTTTGAATCTGCAATGAAGTAGATGTCAATCGTTGATAGCATTGACAAGAACTCCTCCTTAAAGAATCGAGTATTGTCAGCGAAGTAATTGTACACTGACACATCGTCAAGCTCAAGAAGATGGTGAAGTACAAAGTCCTTGATCTCTTTCTCTGACGTATGGTCAATGAGATTGTTGGTCACCTTGACAAAGACATAGTTCTTACTACCCTCAGGACAGTACTTGTAGAACCCATTGTCCTCTAAGAATTGTTTGAATAGGATGTGAATAATTCTAATGGCACCCTTATCATTCTTGCTCCAAAATATCTGCTTAGCATTCTCCTCTTCAACTTTGTTAAGCACCGATTCGATAACCTCCGTTTCCAAGTTGGAGTCGTGTAGTTGGGAACGGATCTCTTTTTTTGGTACACCTCTCCTAAGCTTTGCTTTGATTTGATTGATGCGCTCCTCATCCTCATAGTATTTGGTACCAAAGTTAGCGACATTGGAATAGGCTGATGATATAGTAACGCCAATCTCCTGAAGCGTGAAGCTATCGTTGGCATACTGCTTAAGGATGTACTCAGCTAAGCTACGGTTAATTCCAAAGTCATTCATTGCCATAGCTAAGATGTAGCAGTTCTGATTGCGCTGACCTTCAACCATTGGATACTTCTTTGTCCACCACTTAACGAGTATCTCCACAATCTTATTCTCGTCAGTGATTGGAATAGTTGGAGCGTCCCGGATCTTACTAACCTCAGTGTACTGAATCTCTTCAATGGTATCCCATACTGATGAGTTGTCGTTAACGTACAATAGAGGGTCATAGGACTCATAACAAACTCGGCTGAGGTTCTTACTCGTCTTATCGAAATAAGGCGAATTAAAGTGCCTTTCTAAGCTATTGAAGTAGTTAACATGGTTGTCCGGATCAGCCGGAATCTTAACCAATACTTTCAGACCATTGCCTGAAGGTGAGATGAACACGCTGAACACGTACTTGTTCTTGGTGAAGTTCTCTTTGTCTTGCAGAAGTTCTTTCTGCTTTACGTAGCCATCAAAGTCCAAGCAGATGAGACCGCTATGCTCAACGATTGAGTTGTCAGCACGCTTGTTGAATGAACCACTGAAACAAATGGCAGGCAACTGCTTCTTCATCTCATTGCGCTCAGTCTTTCCTTTCTCATCACGAACTCTTCTGACGAGGTCTTTTGATGCCCCATTCTTTATCCTGTCAAGGATCTTATGAACGGGACGGAAGAACGGAGTGTCCGTATCTCTTATGTTTTTAAATATAGTGACGTTCATGTGTCGTTTTTATGATAGATTTTTTTACTTGGATCCCTTGGTATATCTATACTATGTCTTTTATGTCGATTTTTTTCTTTAATTTAAAATAATAAAAAAAGAAAAGAATAGAACTATATATATAGAGATAAAGGGTGGAATTGTTTGACATTTCTGCCATGGTATTGAGCTAAAAAAAGGGGGAATTAATCCCCCTCTTTATAGGTTCAATGGATTAGAACGGGATGTCATCATCCTCTTCTGCGGGAGCATCTGATTTAGCGGGGGCTGACGCCTTGCCACTACCCTTTGGTTCAAAGGTGTCGAGCTCCATGTAGTAGTTACCACTACGTGCTTGCTTAACGTCAAGGTTGACCCATCCGTTCTTAGCATTTTGTTTCATGAACGCAACTGCGTCTTCAACTTTAATACTTACTCGACCGACAACAAAGTCAGGAGCGTTTTCGTTTCTCTTGAAAGAGAAACCATCAGCAAAGATTTTTTCTTCTGCCATTTTGATTTGTTTTATATGCCCTAATCTATTTGTTAACTGAGCGCAGAATCTTTAGGGCTAAACGCTACGCTCAGTGGTGTGTCTTTGAAGACACATTGCTTTTACCAACCCAATCTTCTGACTACTTCTGAGTAAGGTGTGAACAGACAAAAGTAATCTCCATTGTTTAAATAAATGGCACAAGTATTCGGATTTATCTCAGACTCATTGTCAGGAGCGTGTTCTCGAACCGCAACTATATCGTTAAGGTCTACGATAATCTCGGCCATCATAGTTTGGTCTGTACCCGTGATTTCAGATAGCTTGGTATTGACAAGCTCTATCTTGCTTTTTAAAAGATTTCTCATACGCTTATTCTACAACCATCCAATCTTCAGCAAGTGAGTCGCTACCGCTTGGAGCCCAAGTTGCTATGTTATTCTGTGCGGTCTTCAGCGCCCAATAGGTACGGTAAGGAACCATTTCACCAAACTCTTTACGAGCTACGTCAGTCTGAGCGGGGTAGCTATTGGCCGGCACAATGTACGCATACATACCTTGACCATTCCACCCTGCACGGGCTACCTTCTTACCTCTCTTGGCGTGCTCAATAGCTTGGCCGAATGTCATAAGATTGGGTATGTCTGCAAGTGAATCAGCGATAATGCAGAACAACTTGTCTTTCATTTGTTGTTCCCAAGGAAGCTCATTGAATGGGACAATACAAGGGTGGGTCTTCTTCTCTGCATCTTTCACCTCTCCGTATACCCAACCGTCAGCTATTTTACTTGCCATCCAAGCATTGTGCTGAGCATCTTCCTTTGCGTTTGGATTTGCTAATATAAACAAGACTCCTTCTGTAGCTGATTGTTTTTGCCACTCAGGAGCTAAGTCCCAATCAACTTGAGAATCATCACCCGTAATCTTGCACCAAGCTTTGTTCACTTGATGACACATCTCAGCTATTTGATTTACTCTAACTCTTTTCATTATTTCTGTTTTTCGTAAATGTTATCCATCAATAGTTGTACAAGCAGTGCTACCATTTCTTCTGACTCAACATTTTTATGTCTCAGAATATCAAAAGCAGCAAGCGTAACTACCCTTGAAATCATAGCCAAGTCTCGTTCACCGTGGATTACCATTAGGTTTTTCACACCGCTTTTTGTGTGCCACTGCCTAAACGCAACGGGCAATCTTCTCAACTCTTGAGCAGAAGCTTCTGCTTCTGAATCACTCAGGAAGAAATCGATTTGAGAAGCAATACTTACCTCATTCTCCAACAACAAAACCTCTTGTTGTAGAAGGTCTAATTTAATTATTCTTTTCATTTCTTTAACCCCTTGGCAATGCCCTTTACTGCATACATCTGTGCGGTTTCTAAATGTTCCATTGCGATTTCAAAACATCTTACTTGCTCGCTAAAATCTACATTTGATAATGTTGAGCTTCTTGCTTCTTGATTGCAATAGTCAATGGCATCAGCCATCATACGTTTGAATGCTCCAATCTTATCATCTGAAGATGGATTGAAATTGATATGACATCTCGACTCCCCGAGTGTCAACTTTTGTTGTGGATTGTTTTCCATTTGATTTGATTTAAAAATTTGCAGTCAGGGCAGGATTCGAACCTGCATGAACACTTTAAAATTTACCTACGCACTGTGAGGTATTGTCCTTCATTATTCGCATTGCCTAACCATTGAGTACTGTTACGTTTCGGTTGCCGTGCGTATCATTAAGCGTCTAACCAATTCCGCCACCTGACTATGTTCCCCGTCTTTCCGAGGTGTCACCAACTTTTTCTTTCAATGTTTCGGGGTTGGCACCTTTAGTAGTCAGGGCAGGATTCGAACCTGCAATCTTCCGCGTTGTTCATGGATGCGTGCCAATTTCGCCACCTGACTATGTTTGCCGTCTTTCCGAGCTGTCATCGATTTATCATCCTACCGCATGCATTTATATCGAGAGGTCCATGCATGAAAAGGTTGTAGTCAGGACAGGATTCGAACCTGTAATGAGGAGCTTACCTCGAGGACTACGGTTTAACCAATCCGCTCCTGCGTCTACCATTCCGCCACCTGACTATGTTGTGACTATCTCGTCAGTCACCAACGCCCCTGCTTGAATTATGGCGTATGTTACACACGTGTACATGGCTAACCAAAATCATTCAAGCTGTGTCTATCCCAACCGCGAGGCCACGGTACAAGGTAAATAATAGCCATGTATAAGTGCAGTCAGGACAGGATTCGAACCTGTATTTGTGATAACGAACTGAGAACATCGCTTCCGGCTGCGAGTTACCACCCTTGTTCATTGGTGCGTCTACCAATTCCGCCACCTGACTATGTTTGAGGATGAGAAGTCCCCTGTGTTGTGAGATACAATGCTTTTGAAAGCAGCTTATCCTCCTTTATCTATTCCTTTCTCAAGGGAACAACACATACACCCGACTTTAGCTTGGTGTTAGCTACTTGCAATGACTTGTACTTCGTCTGCAAGGTACTCTCCACGGTGTGCATTGTTAAGAGGCTTGGAGGTTCAATGACTAATTACTATTTCATCTCGTTAGTTATTTTAATGGTTTTGATGTATGCAGAAGGTTCAATAATACTTGATTTTGCTTTTTCTTCTGAAGAATAAGTATGACTAATGAATATCTGATTGCTTAGAGAAACATAAACATTGAACCACCCTTCAACAACTTTAGGCTTCATGAATAAGTCAGATTCACATTCTTCTCTGCTACTTGCAAAGAATCCATCTTTAGTAAATGCTTCCTGATTTTCGTCAATGACGGCAAT